TGAAGATAGTTAACATAAAACAGATCCTTTTTTATGCAAAAAATGGTCTTCAACCAGTTTTTATCGAAGAAGGATATAAGGGAAAATTAGTTGCATATTTTCATAAACCTTCAACAATGATGTTGTGGAAATATTGGTTGGAATCCCGACCTAATAACAAGGAGGTAAAAGATTATGAAGAAAATTAATTTAAAAGGTGTTAATGCTCAGTCTGTAACAGGCGTTGTATTGCTTATTGTGGCATTAATTAATGCAGTATTGCAAATGTTTGGATATAATACTCTGCCTATTACAAATGAAGATGTATCTACAATTATTTCTTCAATTTTTGTAATTCTTACTGCTGCTTATACAACGTATAAGAATTTAAATGTAAGCACTGCTTCACAGACCGCACAGAGAGTAACAGACATGATTAAGCAAGGCGAAGTTCTAGCAGAAGACGTAGATGAATTTCTTGATAAGTTTAAAAAGTAGTGGTGTTGTAAGATGGATAAGATACAAGAATTACAACAGATTAATTACGGAACTTTATTTGTATCTATACTGGTCTTTATATTTATAATAATTCCTCTATTTAAATACGGGTGGCAAGGGTTAGAATGGCTCTTAGTTGAGAAACTTGGCTTACAAACAAAGTGGATGCGTAAAAGAAAAGAAGAACACGAAATGATCGTTTCTAATGCTGAAGCAATCGGCAATCTATCAAAAGCTGTTATGGAATT